GCCGCGCGGCGTAACGTTGTCGGCCGAGCCTGTGACGATCGAGTGGGGCGAGTGCGACAAGTTCGAGCCGGTGGCGGGGTCGTCGGCCACGGTGAACCTCATATCTATGAGCGACCGCGAATTTGCCGACCTCTACACGGTCGAGCCGTGCGCCATACGTCTGGACATATACCGCGGCGGCGGGCTCTACTGGTCGGGCACGCTCGACACCGAGCTCTTCGAGGAGCCATATTCGTACGACAACCGCTATGTCACGACGGTCACCTTTTCGGATTTCGCCGTACTCGACCGCCTGAGGTGGGACAAGACCGATGCCATGACATTGGGCGCTGTGCTCGACACCTGTGTCGGGGCCGCGGGCATAAACCATGCGGGATGGGTGCGCCACGTGTCGACGAGCCGCAATGCCGACGGCACGGGAGACATCCTTTCGGAGTGTACCATCTCGGGCCTGAACTTCTACGACGAGGATGGCGAGGCGTGGTCGATGCGTGAGGTGCTGGATGAGGTGTTGAGGCCGTTTGCGTTGAGGTTGAGACAGAAGGGCGGCCGTATGGTGCTTGCCGACATAAACGCTCTGGCGGGCGTGACTCCCTCCGCGGTGGAGTGGCGTGCGGCGGATGCGACGCTCGGCGTGGAGCCGACATACAACCGTGCCGAGGTGACCTTCTCGCCCTATTCCGATACGGTGTTGTACGACGGTGCGCTCGATTACGACGAGGTGGAGCTTTCGGGCGTGTCGGCGGGGGAGGGTGCCGCCATAGTACCGCTCCCCGATACCGACTTCACGGGCTTTACGATCTACTTCGGCCGCGCGTACGGCGAGCTGACAAAGGTGCAGAACATCCACGTCGGCGGCGGGGCGCGGCTGTTCAAGATACGCCCCGAGGAGGACGGGTCGGAGGAGGCCGGCATAATGTGGGGAATACGCCCCGCGGGCGATACGTGGCTGGGTGAGCGGCCCGTGCCGCTGTCGGACGAGCTGGAGGGTACGCCCGAGCAGGCGATCATGCAGTCGCCGCGCATACCGATAACCTCCTCGTCGGAGGATTACCGCCTCAAGATCGAGCTGGACGTGCTCTTCGACCCGCGAATCAATCCGTTCGAGGCGGCGAGCGTGGCCAACGAGGAGGGCAACTGGGAGGATTTCAACAGGCGTGCGACGATAGGAGGCGTTGCGGGCGAGGTGACCCTCTACGGCCTCGACGGCAAGACGTACAAGTGCGACAACATATCGCGCGGGCTGACCGACGGGTGGCAGGGCGTATGGGAGGAGGCCGCGGAGGGCAAGACATACCGTATATGGCTCGAATACTACAACACGCAGGATCGCGTCGGCGCCACGGGTTTCGGCGGCTGGCAGACGAACAAGCGAACCGTCGGCTTCGTCTACGGCAAGCTGTCATCGTCGGTCACGCTGCACGTCGACGGCGTGCATTTGCCCATGCCGCCTGTCCCGGGCGATATGGAGGTGAAGATCTTCGCGGGCATAATGACCACGTCGCGGGACTACGAGGGGGATATGGGCAGCTCCGAGGCTATGGTCTCGATCTCGCGCTGGCTTCTGTACAAGGATCTGAAGGTGTCGCTGGTGAAGCGTAGCGGCGCCGACGTCGAGGCCGAGGATATGGTGTTGTCGGCATGGATCAACCGTGCGGCCGAGGAGGAGTTTAAGGTTACGACATATATCGGCACGCCGTCGGCCCGCATCCCGATGGCTCGGGGTTCGATCCTCTCGCCCGAGTTCGAGGTGATCCGCAGCTTCACGCGCGCAGGCGTCACGGATACGCTCGAACGGCTGCTTATAGGCTCGGTATATTCGAACTATGCGCGCCGTATGAGTACGATAGGCGGCACGGTGAAGCTGATCCCCGAGGCGGAGGTTTTGTCAGACAGATCGATGCTTAATAAGGTGTACATGATATTGTCCGAGACGCAGAATCTGGCCACGGAGACCTCCGAGGTCAAGCTGGCGGAGATCGCCGCGGATTCGTACGAAGGCATCGAGTATGGCAAAGTATAATTTCCAAATATCATACGCGCCGAGCAGGCCGCGAAGCTCACGCCGCACCGCGACGGCGGCGAGCGTTACATCCGTGGCTGCCGCTCCTGCCGTCGACATCTCGGGCAAGCTCGACAAGGCGGAGTTTTACAGATACTTCGAGGAGGTGAACATCGGCACGGCGGAGGCGCCGGTCTATGCGACCCGCTCGAAGCGCGGCCTTTTCAGCGATTCGTTCCTCTCGGCTTTGGGTCTGAACCCCAGCACGGGCGGTGGCGGAGGCGGCGGGGCGACGGCGCTCTCCGAGCTGAGCGATGTGCAGCTGTCGGGGCTTCTCGCGGGCGATGTGCTCATATACGACGGGACGCACTGGGTGAACCGCCCGCAGAGCAGCATCGTCCCCGACCTCTCGGCGTATGCCACCCGCGTGTGGGTGCAGCAGCAGGGATATGCGACCTCGGCGGCCCTCACGGCGCACGCGGGGGATACCTCCTTGCACGTCACCTCTTCGGAGCGGACGCTCTGGAACAGGACGGCGGCCGACTTCGCGGCTATCGTCGGGGCGGACAGCGACCAGATAATCAACAAGTGGGAGGAGGTCGTCGCCTTCCTCGACACCTACACCGAGGCGGACACGCTGGCGAACCTCCTTTCGAACAAGGTCGACAAGGTCACGGGATACGGCCTTTCGAAGAACGATTTTACCGATGCGCTGCTTTCGAAGCTGAACGGCATCGATGCGGGTGCGAACCGCTACGTCCACCCGACGGGCGGTGCCGACGCCGCGATCGACGATGCCGCGGGGCGTGTTCTGGCGGGGATCACGGTCAATGCGCTCGGACACGTGACATCGGTTTCGAGCAAGACGCTGGCGGCGGCCGACATCCCCACGCTCTCCATATCGAAGGTGAGCGGCTTGCAGGATGCGCTCGACGGCAAGCTGGATGCGGCGACGTTTGATGACCTCTTCGAGAAGGTGAACATCGGTACGACTTCGGCACCGAAGTATGCCATACGCGCCAGATACGGCCTCTACGCCGACGGCTTCCTCTCGTCTCTCGGTCTGAACTCTTCGAGCGGGGGCGGCACGGGCGGCGCGTCATACGACCGCCTCGATCTGTGGGGCGACTACACCTCCGAGCGTGCGGGGTGGGTGCTGTCTGCTGCTCTGGGCTACGACCTGCACAGCCGTGTCCGCTCGCTTGAGGGCGGCAGCGCGCTGTCGTTCACCGACGAAGGTACGGGCAATGTCGTCACGGCCGTGAAGAAGAGAGGCACGGCGGTAGTCGTCACCAAGGGGCTGACGGCTCTGACATCGCACCAGCCGATCTACGCGCTGACTTTCCAAGCGGGAACATTCTCTACAAGGACCTACACTCCGAACACGGGCACGCAGACGGTTAACATTCCGACCAAGACGAGCCACCTGTCGAACGACAGAGGCTTCATAACCTCGGCGGCGCTCACGGGCTACGCGACACAGTCGTGGGTAAAGGGGTTAGGCTACATTACGGCCTCGGCCCTCACGCCATACATCACCTCGGCCACGGCGAATGCGACCTTCGCCACGAAGCTGGGCATCGATGGTAACCAGATTGGCACCTATGTCAACGGTATCTTAGGTAATTTAATCTCAGTCCCTTATGCGGATGAATCAAATACGACACGCCAATTAGAGGCGTTCGCAGATGACACGTTTACGAACGGGCAGCATTACATAAAAGCCATCAGAGATGCAAGTGGATGGACTACTCGGTTATGGATGTGTTATAAAGACGGGGCAAAACAGGGAAATGCAGTATGGGTATATGGTGCTGATGTGGCGCAGAAACTACAAGACGCACATACGATATGGGGACAGACATTCGATGGTACTGGCCCAGTATTCGGGGATATGAAAAATGTCGGAGATATATCCGCGGCAGGACAGATTAGTTCGACTTACGTACATCCGTTTAGGATGGTTTACGGAAATTACGGCGCGTTCTTTAGACAAGATGGAGATTCGCTGTATTTGATGCTTACAAACGCAAATGATCAGTATGGGTCGTACAACAACCTGCGCCCGTTGCAAGTTTCGCTCGGGCTCGGTGACGTCAGCCTATGCTCAACCATGTATGTAAAACATTCGGGCAGCAATGTCGGCATAGGCATTAGTACCCCATCCTACAAACTCGACGTAGCGGGGGATATTCACAGTAGTGAATATATTAGGGCTGATAAAGCTGTTTTAGCCCCGTTCTTAAGAGGGAATACTTCAACAGGGTCTTTTATCGGCGATGCTGTTGAGGGCCTCGGGGGAAGCTATACTGGCCTATTGTTGTATTCATATGGATATACACCTATCCATATGGCCACCAACGGTTATGTTAGGGCAATCATTACCGCGGGCGGTAATTTCGGCATAGGGAATTTGGCCCCAACCTATCCTCTCGACGTCACCGGTGTCATCCATTCCACGGCGGGTATTTTCTCCGACGGCTACGTCTCGGCCAAGGGCCAGAACACGGCTTCGGACGTGCGGCTGAAGCGGCGCATCGCGGATGTGGCGCTGACGGTGCGTGACGTTGCCGAGGCCCCTGTATATCGCTTCGCATGGATCAACGGCGGCGGCATCGACGTCGGCTCGACGGCGCAGTATTGGGCGGCACGTGTGCCCGAGCTGACACACCTGCTCGCCGATGGCATCCACCTCGGACTCGACTACGGCAAGGCGGCACTTCTCTCGGTTGTGGCCGTGGCCCGCGCGACGGCCGACCATGAGCGGCGCATCGCCTCCCTCGAACGACAACTTCAAATACAGAACGCAATATGAAAAGATTTATCCGATGGCTCGCGCGGGTGTTCGATGTGAAACTTCCGCTCGGGGGCATAATCACGGGGCCCGTGGTGATTGATGGTGACGTTGAGGTGCGCGGCAGACTATTCGTCTCGGGACACCTGTACTGTACGGGCAGCATTACAACGGAGGAGGGCTTCGGTGTAGTGCAAAGCGGCTCGAACTGGAGAGGTGAGGCTCGGCATCGGGGCCTTTCCGTGGAGGTATCAGCGGTAAAACCTAAAGAGCAGAAGATATGAAAAGATTTATCCGATGGTTGGCTGACGTGTTCAACGTCGAGCTGACGAAGACGGTAACGGTGGAAAAAGAGAAGATCGTCTACAAGATTGTCCCCGCCGAGGGGAGGATTACGGGCGATGTCATTATCGAGGGCAATGTCGAGGTACAGGGCGGCATGTACGTCACGGGCGGGATCTTCGCCCGGACATATCTCACGGCCAAAGCGGGCTTCGGCGTGATGGAGGCGCTCTCGGACTGGGGACAGAAGTTCGACGGGACAAAGGAACTCATAACTGGAGAATAGTATGGCAAACAACAACGGCATAATCACGGAGCCCGGCATCGGTCTCGAGCCCGACATATACGGCACGCTGGGCGTGGGCCGCCAGAACGGCCTGTTCGATACCGGCTATATCTGCTGCAACAGCCACGGCAAGATCAACAAGCGCTCGAAGGTCAAGCCCGTGCGATACGACGTGCGCGGAGAGATCACCGAGGCACAGATGCGCAACACCGACCCCGCCAACGGCATCTACTGGGGTCTGAAGATGACGGATTCGCTCAAGGAGCTGACACGCGTGCATGACTGCGACTTCACCTATTACCCGCCGCGCGCGACCGATCCGCAGCGCATGACCGACTTCAACGGCTACGACCACCGTGCGGTCTTCATGCCGAATGCCGTGCCGCCCTCGACGGTCGATATATCCTATTCGGGGGCGTGCAAGATTGCGGCGACGATATATTCGTGGGACGACAACGGCACGGGCGTGTCTCTGCGCGACCTGCTCTCGTTCGACTACGACAATATGTATCCCTGCATATTGGTCTCTGATCTCGAACGCACCGAGAACTACGCCACGGCCCTGATCAACAAGGCGGCGGGCGTGCCGACGGTGATGAAGTACAACAACGTCTGGGCGACCAACCTTGAGACGCGCAGCTTCGTCGGCCGCGCCGACTTCTTCCACGAGGAGGCCACGCGCCTCGTGTCGCTATTCTTCGCTACGAAGCTGCAGGGCACGGGCGTCGACCTGACACAGTGGGCCGAGGTGACCAACCTCTTCCCCGGCATCGACTTCCTCGGCTGTCCCGAGGCGGTCGCGTTGGAGGTGCCTTTCGTAAACTACGAGGAGGCCGACTTTGTCGATTTCACGATCGTCAGCGCCAACATCAACCCCACGGGCAACCAGCTCTTCGTCCTGTGGCGGTCGTCTGGCGAGATCACAAGCGGCCATTACTACACCTACTCGGTGCAGGTTTATAGAGCCGCGAAGGGCCAGCCGCGCGAGACGCTTCCGATAGCCACGGCCACGAAGGGATTTACATATACGGGCGCCAATTCGGGCGACGTGTACGACATCATGACGCTCTCGGCCTCGATCACGGCATCGACGGCCTACGACTACACCTACGAGTGGCAGGCCGCCTGCGACGGCGATAGGATGTCGAGCGGTGCGGGCACCATAACCGTTAATCAGTAAGACTTTAACCATAAACACAGACATTATGAAAATCGAAAAGACAAACGAGAGCATCACCCGCGTCTACACGAACGGTGAGCCTAAGGACACGGTCAACAATGCCGTGTATGAGATCCGCGACGACGGTGGCCGCCGCATGGGCGACTTGAACGTCAACAGCAGCGGTTCGTATTCCATATCCATGGCCGGGACGTGCCCCTCGATCGAGGAGGCCGTGGCCGAGGTGAAACGACTGTTCAACATAACGGAATAGCGTATGGCGGAGGAGAAAATGGAGAAGATCAAGATCGGCACCGTGCGGCAGAGGCAGACAGCCCTGTCGCTCATACCGCTGCACAAGGCGGAGAAGGAGTTGCGGCGCAAGGTGATACGTGCCGTCATAGAGTACGAGAAGATCAGCAAGGCGTACGAGCGTGACATAAACGAGGCGCTGGACAAGCTCAAACCCGAGGGCTTCGACGAGCGGCTGCAGAAGTATGCCGCCGCCATCAACCCGACGGACAAGAACCGAGAAGAGGCCGACCGTCAGGCTGCGGATGCGGGCTTCGCCCCGTTCAAGGAGGAGTACGACCGTGTACTCGCCGAGTGGCGCGAGTTGGATGCGGAGATGAGCCGCGAGAACGACTACGACCTTCCCGACGCTGTGCCGACATTCTCGGACGAGGACTTCGAGCAGATGGGCGAGGCGTTGTCGGCAGGTGAGCACCCGAATGCCATGGAGGCCCTGCGCTTCATCATGCAGGTATTATGACAAAGACGACGACCGATATGCAGGAGAGGAACATCATCAATGGCACGGCCAGCGTCCTGTTGACCCCGCTGGCCGACTTCTACACATCGCTGGCGCCGTACTTCGTGCTGGCGATCGTGCTGATCGTGGTGGACGCGCGCTTCGGCATCGAGGCGGCCGTGCGTCGCGGCGAGAAGATCCGCCGCTCGCGCATGGTGCGCCGCTCGATCAACAAGCTGGTGGATTATATATGCTGGGTGACCCTCGCGGGTATGTTCGGGCGCGTCTTCGGCGAGGAGCTGGGCATACCGCTGCTGTCGGTGGTGCTGCTGGTGATAATCTACGGCATCGAGATCACCAGCTGTTTCAACAACTACTTCGAGGCCCACGGCATCACGCGCCGCGTGAACCTGTGGCGGCTTCTGGGCCGCGGCAAGGTCGACTTAGCCGATGTTGTCGAGGAGACCTCTGATAATGAAAAACCCAAGAACGAAAAGCAATGACAAGAGAAGAGATACTGACGGAGATACAACAATTTTTCACCATCGACGAGCTGGTCTGCGACCATATCCTGACGCGGTGGGGCACGCGTGCGTGGCAGTTCCTCGAGACGGACTACCTGCATGCGCTGCTTGTGATCCGGCGCGACATTCTGGGCCGCGCGATGTATTGTAACGACCACTCGGCTGGAACACACCAGCGCGGCATGAGGTGCAACATGTGCGGGATAGTGCGCGAGAAGGCGTCGGCGTACCTCTCGTCGCACGTACTGGGACGTGCGGGCGATTTCACCGTCTCGGGTATGCCGGCGGCCGAGGCGCGTGCCGCGATCAAGGCGGCGGCCGACCTGCTGCCCTGTAACGTACGGCTCGAGGCGGACGTCTCGTGGCTCCATATCGACACGCTGCCGCAGCAGGGTGTAACCGACCGCGTTTACGAGTTCAGGGGATGAAACGCCGGATAATACTCATTGCCGCCCTTGCCGTGGCCTTTGCGGCGGGGTGGCTGCTGGGAGGACGGGCCGTGCGGCAGGGCATAACCGAAACGGTGCGCATCGACACGATCTACTACGAGCGGCCGCAGCCCATCAGCGCTTCCGACAAGGTGGCGACGGTCGATGTGCCGAAATTCATCTTTGCACGCGACACCGTAATGTTGCAAGCCGCTGCGGGATATGTTGCATGTAATGTTGCCAGCAATGTTGCAAGTAATGTTGCCGGCTTTCCCGACCGGAAGGTTGACAGCATCCCGATGCAGGTGACTCTCCGTACGCTGGAGTACCGCGATTCGAGCTACTATGCCCGCGTTGTCGGGCCTGTCGTGGGGACGCTGGCCCCGCGCCTCGACCATATCGAGACCTACAACCGTACGGTCGTGAGAACGGTGACGGAACGACGGCGTATGATGCTCTCGGCCGGTGTCGGGGCGGAGTATTCGCGTGCAGGGTGGATGCCGAGTGCGGAGCTTGACTTCACGGTCGATATGAGGTTTGTGATGTTGAGCGCCACGGTCGGGGCCGACAATATCGCCGGCACTCCGCAGCCGCGTATCGGCCTGAAGGCCGCGCTCCCGATCTGGAGCCGATAA